CTGGTGTTAAAGCTGAGAATGAACCTTTAGAGTAGTCGTAAAGACCAGGAGGGTCTAGAGCAGGTTCGTTACCTTCGTAGAATCTATCGTAAAGGTCTTTTTGAGTGTTGTAATCATAACCACTGTTTGGAGTTTGGTCATCAGCAGCATTAGGTGCTCCAAAAGGTGCCCAGTGCTCGTTCAAGTTAGCTCCAGTGTACGACTGAATGTTTGGTACAAAGTAGAACAACTTACCAATAGGAAGGTTCATTGCTTGAACAGAAACGATGTCGTTAGCCAAAAGCTTAGAGAATACTCTTCGTACGATTGGGAATACAACAGTTTCAAATGCACCAGTATCAGCAGTTGATGATGCTTCGTTAATCAAATATGACGCTTGGTTTTCATACAACTGTGCGATATTCTCTTTAAGGTGTCCGTTAAGTCCATCAAGGAAACCTAACTTGTCCCATTTGTTGATTGTATCTTCTTTGATAACTTTAAGGTGCTTAAGACCGATGTTACCAACAAGACCACTTTCTAATAATGCTCCCATTTTGTTTTTTGTTTTTAGGATTTTTATTTATTTTTTACAATTTTGACATCAAATCCTTTATTCTCAAGAATTGAGGATTCTCATATGTCTTAGACTCGATAAGAGTGGTTGCTGAACCAGAAGTTTTACTAGTGTTCAACTGTCTTTCAACATTTTCTGAAATATTTTTAGTTTCAGTGTGTGAAAGCTCATCCTTAACGGTCTTGTAGAGTTGCTTTGATTCTTTAAGAGATTCTACCGAATCAAATCTTCTCAAGATATTTATTTTTTCTTTTTTGGTAGTGGAGTGTTCTGTGAACAATCTTGTAGCGTATGCTAAATTAGAATTGAAAACAGCAACTTCATTAAGTTTTTCTCTGAAAACATTTAATGCTTTTCTGTACTCCTCATTTTTCTCTCTGAGCATTTTCAACTCAGCGTCAACTGATTCTACTTTAACGCCATTATCACCATAAACATAATTTCTGTTGTTTGTGATACCTTTTCTTAATCCTCTACCTTCTTTAGACCCCATTCCGTAAGTTCTAGCAGCTTCTTTTGCTTCTTCTTTGGTTTCATAGTCTTTTTTACCGGGATGTGTTTTAGATTTGTCACCTTTGTTTCCTCCGACTTTACCTTCGTAGTCTTTGAAGTGACCATCTTTACCTTCTCCAGCCTTCTTTTCAACACCGTCTACTTTTTTACGTCTGTATTCGTGTTTCTTAGAATCTTCCTCCATTTCACCTTCTTTGAACTCAAATTTTGCTTTACCAGTACCCATAGTTTTAGGTCCAGCCTTTTTGTGGTCGTCAAATCCTTTTTTAGGTAAAGTACTATCGTACTTAAACTTAGGTTGACCCATTCCAACGCCTTTTGGTTTTACAGTCATTTTAGCTTCGGTAAGGTCGTAATCTTCTGAAGTCATTTCGTCCTCCATCATGTCCGAATCTTCTTCGTCCATCATATCATACATTCCTTCTTCCATTTCTTCCTCATCCATTTCTATTTCATACATGATTTCATCATCCTCTGAATCTTTTTTAGAAGAATATAAAGCTTCAATCACAGCATCTAAATCTGCATCTTCTTGCATCTCTAGTTCTGAGAAATCCATTTCATCTTCCATCATGTCATCACCTTCCATCATTTCGTCTTCTTCAGCCATCATATCGTCTTCTTCCTCCATTTCAGATTCTTCAAGCTTTACGATGTACTCAGCGTCCTCACTTTCGTCGGTTAGATGAATTTCATCTCCGTCTTTCACAACAACGATTCCATCTTCTGGACCCATTGCTTTAAAAGCTTTGATAACTTCTTCATCTGACATGTCGGTCATGTCGATAGTTTCTTCCGAATCCTCGAAATCCATCATATCTTCCATTCCCATATCTAATTCTTCAGAGTCTTCCATGTCTTCAGCTTCGTCACCCATGTCAACCATGTCTAACTCTGCATCCAACTCAATCTCATCATCTTCTTGTTCAGAAAGAGATTCCTTTACTAACTGACTGATTTCTTCCTTCATAGTAGAAGCAAGTATTCCTTTTGCGTTTTCGGCAATTACCTCTTCAACGTTTTTCATTTGAATGAGTGCCTCTTCAACTAAATTTTTAGTTTCTTGCATGTAAATTGTTTTCATAATAAATAGTTATCAAAACAAAAAAATCCGTTTATACCCCCCTCCTCTACGAAAAAAGGTATAAACGGAAATAAAAAAGGTGGGAAGACCCACCTTTTAACTATTACTCGATTACTTCATCGATTTTACTTTCTACTACCGAAACTATTCGCCAGTCGTGTTGAAAGCCGGTATACTTTTTAGTAACCTTTGCTTCTACATCAGTGACAGAGAACCCATTAACGAGTTTTTCCTCTCTGATTTTTTTAACGCGACCAGAGTTTTCATCTGGCAAATCATAAACGATTTTAGCAACGAAGAATTTTTCATCCATAATAAATAAAATTATAATTAACGTTTTAAATAATCGGTTAATTTTTTCATTAAATCAACTGACTTACCCATTCCGGAGTCAGAAATTTTTTGTTTTTTTTCTTCATCTAGGTTTTCTTCGTACATACTTCTCTCCTCTGGGCTACCAAAAAGGTAAGCACCAGGAGTTGAAGGGGATGAAACAAGGTCAAAACAAATCAACTCAAAGTCGTCTTGTACTTCGTTTTGTTCACCGACCTTTTTCAATGAACCAACTCCACGAGAGGAAACACCCATGGTGACACCTTGTCTCATAAGGTTAGCTGCAATGTCTCCTTTTGTTGAAACAATCCCACTTTCATGGAATCCTGGAGAGGTCAATAGTTTTAATTTACCCATCAAAATATTTCCATCCCACCATACGTCGGTGATGATGTGAGAAACTCTATCTAGGTCAATCAATGATGATTCTGGGTGATTTAATTCGGATGTTGATAATCCTTTCTTAATTGCTGTTTTGTATCTATCAGCTTCACGCTTTAGAATTCTTTCAGGATAAACTCTTCCATTGCGGTTAGGCACACCATACTTTTGTAGAACAGCATAGAATTCAAAAGGGTTTCTGTAATCTATATCTTTACGCTCAGATAGAACGGCTTCATTTAAACGGTCTGTTGGTGAGACATATCCAGCATCCATTTCAATAAGGATACCTTTTCCACTGTCTCTCGGACCCAATATAGGTAAATCTTTCATTATATCTTTTTAAAGATAAATATAATCCTAATTGATTGTTTTTATTTTTAACTTTTCTTTACTGGAACTAAATGTGAAATAATCGTTTTTTACAATACAATCCCGGTAAATTTCTTTGATAATTTTCTTGATAGCTTCTTTAACTTGAGAACCTTTGAAATCTAATTCAGTTTTTGTGTAAAGATTAATTTCAAGATTCATAAAAGATTTTTTATTGAGTTGGATGCCACTAGTTCTCAAATCCAAATCAACAATAAATTTTTCTGAAAAATATTCGGAATTTATGCTCTGGTATACAGAGTGTTTTATGTTACGGGATAAGTTTCCAACAACTCTTTCCCAATTTTCTGATTCTTTATAAGGACAAACCCAGGTTTGCAGGTTTATGTATAAGGACTTGAGGTTTTTTGAATCGACAGTTCCGTAGGATGTTTTTAATGATTCATATTGGTTTAACTTAACCGTCTTACCTTTTTTCATCAATATATGTGTTGAATATCGTTTATTTTTATGAAAAAATAACAAACTTTTCAACAATTCCAAATATTTCTATAATATGCTGATTGTTCAAGTAAACCAAAACATCGAGAAGGCTTTGAAAGTATTGAAGTCTAAGGTAATTAAGACTAGACAGAACCAAAAGTTGAACTCAAGAAAAGAGTTTGTGAAAAAATCAGTTCAAAAAAGAAATACAAAAATCAAAGCAAAATACGTTCAACAACTCAAGAATCAAGAACAATAGATTCTTCTAATTTCTTGAGTCTAACGTAATTGATTTGGTCGTATTTTTCAGCCTCGATTTTTGAAATCGTTTCACTAATTTTGGACTTCAATTCAATATCACTTTCTTTGCTTGATAATACTTTGAGTTTGTTTACTGCAGACTCTTTCAAGTCACCAAACTCGTTTTCCAAATCTGATGAGCTTTTAGCTAATATGTGAAAAATTTCTTTTCTTGAAGTCTCATCCAAGTTTTCAACATACTTCGAGATAGTTTGATTAGCAATTGAAACCATAGATTTCAAAGGAATCTTAACACTTTCATTTGTTTGACCCTTACTCTCCATCAACTTGGAGATGATATTCTTTTTAGAATTCAAACGCTCTTTTATATCTACTTTGTTAAAATAAACAACATTATCAATATCTTCATAAATGTTTGAAGACTGTTCACCATTTTTTGGTAAAGTAGTTTTTTCTAATAAATGTCTAACAACATTAACGGCTTCTTCAAGGAATTCTTTTGCTTCGGTTTCAGTCAAGTTTTGAGGACTTGAAAGGTCATCATAAATTGAATAAATCTTTGAGAAAGATTTATTTGTTAAAATATTATGCTTAAACTCTTTTAGAGTTTTTTTGAACGTAGAAGTATCCTTGTAAGATTCTACTAGGTTTTTTTCGATGATGGATTTAATTTGTCCGAAAGTCATGAGGTCGTTATTATTCACTAATAAATATTATGAATTTAACAACTTGTCTAACTCCTCTTCGATTTTGCCTAAACTTTGTTGAGCGATGCCTAGATTAAGGTAATGACTACCATACAAATCAGTTTCAATTAACAAATTCATATCTTTGTTGGATACTGATTCTGGAGTAACTTCAGCCTCCCCTGGAGCAGGTGTTTCTGGTGCACCACCTGGGGTTTCACCACCTAACTCACCACCGAGTTCAGCGCCTAGGTCTGGAATAGCACCACCACCACCAAACGATGCTGCTGCTGGCTCACTAACTTCTCCTGGAGGTGCCTGAGGAGCTCCCTCACCTGGTTTGTTACCATACAAAGTATCAAGCTGGTCAAAGAGACCTGTTTTGGAAATTACTGTTGGAGTATTTTTAAGTTCTTCACCAATAGCTCTTTCCATTCTTTGTTGTAACAAATCTGTTCTGATTTCATCATCTGACCAGTTGAAGATATGCTTTTTAGCCCATGTAGACGAAGTTGGTTGAATACCATTTCCGGGGTCAGAAACCAAGTCACGGTACAACAATACTTTTTCTTTCCAAATATCAACCTTAAGCAAGTCAGCTTGAGTAGATGGGTTTGTAAGACCTAAAGTAAAGTTTGAAATTTCTTCCTCAAAACCCAACAAGAACAAATGCACAATAGCAATCTTGTTTAGCTCTTGTATCATAGACTTTTGAATTCTATTGATTGTACGAGCAAAACGAATATCTTGAAGTGCTAAATTTTTACCATCTCCAGTAACTTCCTCAAAACCTAAAAATGCTTTAGGAATTCTAAGTGCTGTAACAAGTTTCTTTTGAATATATTCAATATCGGCAATCTCAGAAAGATTTTGAGCTCCTGGTAATGTGGTAATAGGGTCTGGGGTGTTAGGGTCACGAACCGGAATAAAATAATCCTGGTCTACCGCCATTTGGTTAAAACGCATATCAACGTTACCAGTCTTGGAATCTACAATTTGTTCTCTTTTGAACTTATTGGCAACACGTTGTACATAAGCTTCAACATCATCGTCGTTCATGTTTCCTACATAAACTTTAAACATTCTTCTTTCAGGGGCTCTTGAAGTACGATAAATTAACATCGCGTCTTCTGATAACAAAAGTTGTTTCCAAATACGACGAGACTTTTCTAGCATGGAAGTTCCATATGGGAGTTTTCTGTCGTCACCTAACAATCTAAAGTGAGCAACCTCCCATGGTTGAAACTCCATATTTTGAGTTTTCCATGTAAATCTTAAACCCTTGTCATCAGTGTTTTCAGGAACACCAACAGTAGCGTTTCTTGTATTTAACCCTTGTTCAAATCTTTCAATTTCAATGTTCGGCAGTTGTTGGCATCCAATGACACCTTTTTCTGGGTCGAGTCTCATGTAGACAAAATTGTCACCATATTTACAGGTATTTCTAGTCCACATAGGAAGGTTAGTGTTAATGTCCAATGTATTATTGAACAAATCTACTAATACCGATTTTATTCTTTTTGACTCCGAATAAACTTGAAGGATTATACCATCTTCGTTCGGCGTGGTTGACTCCTCAGCATAGATGTCCAAAGCAGCAGAAATCTCTGGGGTATATTCCATAGATTCATAATCATAGTATGAAGCCAATCTATTTGGTTCATAATAAATCGCTTGGGTATAAAGATTATTTTCAACCTTTGCAAACTGGCTAGATAAATAGAAAGAATGTTTAGCTTGAAGCTTTTCTCTTTCATATTCTGCTTTATCAGTGGTCCTAAGAAGTTCTTTCTTATCTAATTTGTAGACAGGAAAATCTTGGTTCATTAAA